TTTGCAAAGCAATATTGGTACGTTCAAATTGAGCGTCAATGGCCGCATTGTTTATAAATGAGTTACCAATAGCTGTCTCTATCAACTTAGAGTTAGAAACACCTCCACGGGCGTATACGACAGCCCTAGAGGTCAAGTTGTAATAATCTGGTGATGAGTCTACCCACCGAGGTCCTTCAGTGCCCATGCAAGCGTTTTGAATGTCCTTAGGAGGATTCCAAACCTTCAAGTCATAACGATAGGACAACATCTTGTTGCACCAGCCAGTAGATGTTAGATCAGGATAATAAATCTCAATTTGGTTCTTTTGAGTATTGTTTACCATAAACAATCTTTGAGAATACAAAGGATTCAAATTGGCAAAGAAATAATCTTTAACTTTTTGGTTGCCTAAAGAACTAAAATTAGATCCATCAAACACCCAAATATCACGAGCATCAATGCCGTAAACATTGGCATCTGTATTTGTCCAACAATTATTGTTAAACAACCCACGACCTTGGTTTAGTAAACGTACACCAAAGATAGGTGCGGTGCTGTTTTGATAAGCAATAGGGGTAAAAACAACTGTATCCCAATATGAGCAAACGTAAAAGTTAGCTCCAAGGAAAAACCCGTCAACCAAAGGACCACGAACTGGAACTTCTTGTTCATTGGCCACGTTATTTAATGTGGGTTCCCATGTTGCAGGAATACCATTACCAGCAAAAGCTTGTGACCACCTCACTGTTGTGGGGTAGTTATATGTAATTCCAGCAATAACTTTTGTCAAATTACCAGCAATAAGGATGTTTCCAACATTTGGAGAGCAATAGTTTCTGACAAAATTTGCTCTGGTAGACGTTGAACCAATGTCATAGTTCCAAGCGGCATCCGTCGTAACCATAATTTCATTGTTTGTGGGCAAGAAATACATTGGATTTTGAAGTGTGTCATTAATAAAAAACACACTTCCAACCCACGATGAAGTGATATTAATGTCTTCTGTGTATCCTGCAATGTAAGCAGAAGGATTGCCACCAACACCAGGGGTAATGTTCGATATACCCGTAGCAGTAATTAACCACCATTTGCCATGGCTAGATGAATTGCGGGTGGCTACGATATAAACCCAATTTGTCTCTGAGCGAAACCCACCTTGCATAAATATAGGCATATCAGTGATCGTAGAGGCAATTTGAACTTCACCAAATATTTTCTTAATAGTTCGTACATCTGCTTCTATGTTTTTTCCACTGTTGTACTCATTTGGACCTAAGGCGTTACTAGGCACATCAGGAGTAAAACTCATTGATGTAAACGGGGTACGAAGGCGGGAATAATCGCTCATGTCACTTCTTCCATTTGCGAAAGATTAGTCAATAGACGGGTGTCTGTAGGGTTGAATTCTAAAGCTTTCTTACAGAATTCGATAGCCTGTTCTTTTAATCCAAGCCTCCAAGCTGCAATACTAGCGTAATCGTATGGTTTTTCAGTCCAAACGCTTGGGTCCATGGTGTAAACAGCCTGTTTATCAAGAACATTTAAGGCGGAAAGTGCCGCCCCATAGCTTTCAGGCCACATACTTAGTCTGTAAGTTGCAGTGGCCAATTCACACCAAGGTTCACGGGTATTGGGAGCTTCTGCACAAGCCAATCTGTACCATTTCAAAGCCTCATGGGCCATGCCCAATTCATCATGGCATTTGCCCAATAAACGCATGGCATAACATCTTTCGTTAGGCCAAATAGCTTCAGGCATAGCCAAGTATTTATTTAAAGCAGTTATAGCTTCTTGCCAACGATAATAGAAGGTTAACTCTCGTGCATGGTAGAAAGCGTTTCTAGGGCAGTGTGGGTCTTCTTTAACTGCCAATTCAAGCAGAGGCATATATTGACCACGGGATTTTGTGTTGTCAGGCAAATGGCTGACTAAAAGCATATCCGTATGGGCATAAATCTCTTGAATTCTGCCATCAGGGCGGGGATATTCATGGACGGGATGATGCCAATGGTATCCATGGCGATGGTGAATTTTTTCATAAAAGAAAGAAATCCCACATCCCCAATCAAACTTGTATCTCAAGCGAGTTGTATTTTCTTGCCAAACACGTTCAATTTCCTCACGCCATCCGTCTTCCATGACCTCATCAAGGTCTAGGCTAATGCAGACATCAAAGTCTTTAGGAATAAGTGCAAGAGCAGTATCACGAGCTTTATCAAACCGCCAAGGGCTGATGCAGATATCGTAAACTTTTGCGCCACATTCCAATGCCAATTCAACTGTCTTATCAGTTGATCCAGTATCTGCTATCAAAATTAAATCTGCATCTTTGGCAGAATCACAAAAACGCTGAACAAATTGTTCTTCATTTTTACAGATTGCATATATGGCTATTTTCATTGCAATTCCAATATTATTTAAGGTGCGTCAGGCCAAGTAATAGTCCAAGGGAAGCCAGACTGCGTAGTTACATCACGCAAAGCTTGACGATAAGTAGCCCAAGCTGCTTTCTGGACGTTGCTTAAAGGCGAGTCATCCATTTGCGTCCAATCGCATTGAGACAACAAGCTATTTCGCTCTGCACGAACCCGTTCAGATTGCTGTTCACTGCGCCTCTGAATTTCTTCTTCACTTGCGTTTGTAACTTCCCAAGAAGTTTCCCATCGATTTTCTTCAGCATTGAAGACAGGAGGCTTCTGAGTGATATTCTTGGTGTAGTCTATTTGTGGCTGATTGACAATAAACACATCGACAACGCCATAGTCAGACAGAAGTTCATCTGGTATTGTTGACGAAAACGAAGTCCGTGGATTGTCTTGCCGTAAATCGTCTTTGGTGTAAGGCCACTTTACAGCTACATTATTTTCAATTTTTGCGTACATATTAATACCCTAAAGAATATCCAGCCGCTAAGCCGTTAGTTCCCCTATCAGTCAAAGAAATAGTTGGAATTTTAGCATCTGTGGTAGCTTGAGTGTAGATTCTATAACCAGCATAAAAGACATTTGACACACCTTGCACAAAGGTTGCGCCATCAAAAGTAATGTGAGTAGCTGGTGTAATTCCACTACTCCCATAAAAAGCACACGCTGTTACGGTAATTCCTTCGGCATAAGAATCTATAGGACTTTGCCCAATATCACCTACGGAAATTGATGAAGTGCTTATACTTGGGTCGTTATATAATAAACTATCAAAGCCATAACCACTTGTGCCTCGGAAAACTAACAAAATTTTGTTATTGGAAGTTGCCCCATTCATCCCTGTTAGCGTTGTACCTGCGTCAGCACTATTCAAAACTTGCTTTCTGCTAATAGCAATTCGTCCGTTACTACCTGTGCTATCTTTTATTGCCGTAAACCCGCTAGGGGTAACTAAAGCGGGACTGGTTGCACCAAATGCAATATCAAACAACACCATAAAATCACTAGCTTGAACCCCAGAAGGAACAGTGATTGTTGAGGTGTTGCTAGTGGCTGACGCAAAAAGTGAAATAGTGTTAGAGGTTACGCCTGTGCTTGGAAACGATTTTGTACCACCCCACAAGATGCGGACAGCGCCTTCTGCACCGGGGTCGCCTGCAAGGGCAGTGCCATTTGAACGTGCTCCACCTCCACCGCCACCGGGAAGTTTACTTTTAATAGTGCTTCCGTTAGAAGACCCTAATCCACCAAGTCTATCTGATATAGACGCACCAATAACTCCAGCAGCTCCATTTGAACCAGACCCATAAAACTGAACACCGCCACCGGAGCCACCTTTTTCAACACTAACTCCATCAAAGCCATAAAAGCCACCGCCACCACCACCACCAGCTCCAGCAGTAGGAGCAGCTGTGCTAAACCCTCCAGCACCACCAGTTCCAGAGTATCCAGCAGCACCACCACCACCGCCCCCACGATCATTTGTAGCTCGACCACCACCAGCACCACCAGTACTTTTTGTATCTCCGACACCAGAAGCAGCAACACCACCTGCGCCACCACCACCAGTTAAAGCTGCGGTATTACCAAGGCCACCACTACCGCCTTTGGCTAAAAGCAAATCTGTAGCAGACCTACGAATGTACGAATCCCCACCATCGCCACCTGCTGCTCCAGTATTAGCCCCATTTTGTCCACTAGCACCAACTACAACTGTTAATGTTTCTCCGGGTGTGACAGCAATAGCATTTGAATATGAAAGCGCTCCACCACCACCGCCAGCCCCAGAAGCTGTTGCCGCAGCGGAACACCCACCACCGCCACCTCCCGCACCAATTGCAATAGCAGCAATAGAAGTTACGCCTGTTGGAACAACTAAAGAATATGTTCCCGCAATAGAAAAAGTTATGCCACTATCTTGTGCAGTTGCTGCACTTATTTGTGTGGTGTTACTTGAAAACATAACAGCCCTTAAACAGTGTAGTTCTGACCAGCCACACTACCAAGCCAATTCGACCCATCAATTGCTGTAAACACAAACTTGTCAGCCTTTGATAACGTAGGTGTTGGCGTTGGGTTAGTTGCACTAGGCCAATCAACCGAGGCAGGCCATGTCACTGTGCGGTTGCCTGTTGCGTCTTGTTTTTGTATCAAGATAAAACTTTTGCCAGCTACGGGTGTTGGGAACGTGTATGTGCAATTACCTGTCAAGGTGATAATTTGTACTGTGCCGTTGGCCAAATCTATTGTAAGAGCCGTTGAGCTATTGGCAGTAAACACTTCCTCTGTGTAACCATTGGTGAACGTACCAGCTTCAATGGTCTTGTTGGTCAGGGTTTCAGTACCCGCCAAAGTTGCCAAAGTTCCCGTTGTTGGAAATGTGACGTTTGTTGTACCAGTTAGTGTTCTTGTATACGCAAAATTTCCAGAACCTGTGACAGTCATTGCCGCATTGTTTGCTACGCCTGTACCACCATTAGCAGCGGGTAATGCGCCAGTAACACCTGTCGTCAGTGGAAGTCCAGTAGCGTTAGTAAGTGTGCCTGAAGCTGGAGTTCCAAGAATAGGCGTTACAAGTGTTGGACTTGTGGCAAACACCAAAGCACCAGTGCCAGTTTCATCAGTTACAGATGCGGCAAGATTGGCACTCGATGGCGTTCCTAAGAACGTAGCTACACCAGTTCCAAGAGACGTAATGCCCGTACCACCATTGGCAACAGGAAGTGTCCCATTTACGCCAACAGTCAGTGATACAGTGTTTTTCTCCCACAGACTTGTTGCGCTATTCCAAACAATTGTTTGACCAGTGGTTGGAGATTGAGCAGATACATTATGTAACTCATCTAACTCATATCCGTTTTGTACCTTAACAAGCAATTTACCTTGTGTTGGATGGGCGTGGGCAACAACTGCCATGTATACCAAATGTTGCGGAGCATAAGGTTTGGTAGCCGTTAAAGTTCCCGCTGTTGTTGGGCTTAGATAAAGCTGTGCCCCATCGGTATACGCTGATGTGTCAAGGTTAGCAACCAAGCCAATAATTGTGACATAGCCATTTGAGTTGTTTGATATATCAGCAGTAATTAAACCTAAAGTTTGTGCTGATGTTGCATCACCTGTAGCTAATGCTTTAGAAACAGTTGGAATTTGACCTGTAGCACCAGAAATATAAACAGCCGTGCCTTTGGTAAGCGTTGCACCAGTAGTGTTTCTTACTTGTTCAACCAATACAGATGCAGGAGAAGTCTGCGATACTGAAAGATCAACAGCACTACCAACTCGTGTAACAACAATAGAAGCATCAGCAGAAGCGATAACACCAGCTGCACCAAGACTTGTTAAAGCATCACCAGCAGTTGTTGCATTTGTACCGCCATTAGCAATGGGAAGTGCCGTACCACTGTAAGACAAAGCAAGCGTACCACTGCTTGTTACAGGACTTCCACTAACAGTAAATATAGATGGGGCAGATAATGCTACTGAAGTAACAGTGCCCGCTCCAGTTCCAGAGGCTCCAGTGGGTCCAATCGCACCTGTAGGACCTGTGGCTCCAACCCCTGTGGGTCCTGTGGGTCCTGCAACAGTTGAAGCTGCTCCAGTAGGTCCTGTGGGTCCTGCAAGTCCGTTTGCACCTGTTGGACCTGCTACTGTTGATGCTGCACCCGTGGGTCCAGTGGGTCCTGCTGTTCCAACATTTCCCTGTGCTCCAGTAGGTCCTGTTGGTCCTGCAACAGTTGAAGCAGCTCCGGCTGATCCTGTAGGTCCCGTGGGTCCAGTAGATCCTGCTGATCCTGTAGGCCCAGCAATAGTTGAAGCGGCTCCTGTAGGACCTGTGGGACCCGCATTTCCTGCGGGACCTGTAGGACCTTGTGAACCAGCAAATGGAGCAGGTGCAGTCCAAACTAAAGAAGCAGTATTACGACTATTTACAATTGAAATAGAAAACCAAATTGTGTATGTTGGATTTGCTGGTGGAGCTGTTGTCCATCCTGCTGGAGCTGTTCCTGTGTTAGTCAGAAAATTCCACGAGCCACCTGTAGGGGTTGCTGGCGCAGTGGCAGAATCTTGAAAAATAAACCACTCAAAATATGTGCCACCAAAGTTTGTAGTATTTCCATACAAACCAGCAGACTCAGCGCCAGGCTCTGCAATTAGGCCGCCTGTAGGACTGCTTCCATAAAGACCACTTGTTGCCATGACTTTTCCTTACTTGAACGAATAGCGGTAGTCACGAGGTTGAAACTCTGATGACAAATGTTGATCACCACCAAGCCATTTACCTTTGAAGTTTTGGTCTTCAATCAAACCATATGCATCTTCATAACGGGCGTTCCATTTTTGTGCTTCTTCATTGTTTTTGTTTTTATCGTAGTAAGCCCACAATGTGCCGTACATATAACCTTCAGGAAATGAAGCCAAAGCTGCATTGTTTTGCACAATAGGATTTAGTACATCATCTGTTGGCCCAAACAAGAATGGGAATGTGCGCTGGTAATATGCTTTGATGCTGACGTTTGCACCAGGATTTGGGGTAAAAACATATTTATTACCAACTTCAGAAAATGAAGCCCGTATCACTCTTGGTACGCCAAATGGGCGCACATAAAGTTGATCAATCATGCGTCTGCGAATGATTTCTCGATCACCAACTCGGTCATAAATGATCCAAGGACCCAAGGAGGCAGCGGGAGTGCCTGGTGCGACTGAGCTATTCGGCGTTTCTTGAAAAAACAAGATAGGCTTGTTCATATCCGCAGGAATAGTGGCAAAACCATTAACGTCTGTTAACAATGTTGAAGGAGTTGCTCCATATGGGTCAGATCGTAGCGCAGGAATCTCAATAGTACGCATCTTTAATTCGCACAATTGAATGCAAGACAAAATTTCAGA